CCCGTAACGCCTCTGCCACGCGCGTAACGTGACAGGGATTAAAGGTAAACCAATTGGTTTTGCAAGTTTTTATTTTACCCCGCTTTCTTATGGGGCATACATGGGACACTTTCAGATAGTCTTTTGTTAAGGAGTTCTATCTGTTCGTGATTGTTGTCTTTCATCCATGCTCCGTAAACATTGAATACCATTTGTGCGTTTGTGTGGCCCATCTGGCTTGCGATAAAACTAGGATTAGCTCCTGCGGCAAGTGACCAGCATGCATAAGTATGCCTGGATTGGTACGATTTTCTGTGTCTCAGACCTGCGCGTTTTAAGATACTTGTCCATGACTCCCTGATGGAGTCAACCTTGTAGTGAGGTCCGGACAACTGCTGCTGTTTTGTTACCTGAGGACTAAAAACAAAAGTGCATTTATGCACAGCAGTTCTCCCATATTCCCTCTGCTTCACCTCTACAGAATGTTGCTTTCCAAGCATGGTCATTTCCGCCTGGCTTTTAAGAGCATCAATAGCTGGTTGAACCAGATGAATTGTCCTTCCGGTGCCTGCATCGGTTTTTGGTGGAGTGAATTCGCCAAGTTTTGTATAATTTCTACGGATGGTTATAGTCCTTGCTTTAAGGTCTATATCTTCCCATGCCAGCGATACCAACTCCCCGTGACGAATACCCGTGTATACAGCGAGAATCCACAGGTTTTTTGTTTGTTGATGACGGCAAGCCTCAATAAAACGAATAAATTCGTCACGGGTGAGAGGATCTGGTTTTACCTTGGACTTTTTTAAGGGAGCCAGACCGTTAAATGGGTTTCCTGAGGTATAACCATTATCTGTTGCAAATTGAAACATTCCAGCTATGGTTGTCATATAGTAGTTTACCGTGACCACTGAGCGCCCTTTTATGGAAGAAGTCTTTCCATTAGAAAGCTTTTGGTAACCGGTCAACAAATCTCTCCTTACGAAAAGTAAATCCTCTTTTGTTATGGATGAAACCAGTTTTTTTTCACCTAACATTGGTAACATGTTTTTAATTACTGACTGGTAACGGTTAAGTGCATTCGCACAAATCTCAATTTTCTTAAGGTCCAACCATTTTTCCGAAAGTGCCTTAACGGTTATCTCTCTTTTTCCCAGACCAAAGTGTTTCAGGTTAGGGGAATTAGGGAACTGCGCGGCGTAGTCGAAACTCCCCATTCTGATTGCAAAACAAACGGAAGTGCGAAGTTCACCAGCGATCTTCCGGTTTTTGGCTGTGTCAGGAACACCGAGGTTTTCTCTGACACGTTTGCCATTATAGTGAAACCATATACGGAGTGATCCTCCATGGTTTTCAACGCCTGTCGGGTATGATGCGTTACTCATTAAACCTCCCAGACGTCCAGGAGCATTAACAGGTTAACCGGAACTTGCATTTTTGGCACCTGGTTGTTTCTGGTTTTCGATCCATCGCATAATTTCTTCGATGTTGTACAGGCATTCACTGTAATGCCCAGGATCACCTTCTACAGCGTAATGGCGGTATTCTTTTCCCTGCATCCATGACTTTCTTCTGGCCCGCTCGATGGTGCCGGGCTTTAGCCCTGTTGATGCAATAAGGACTCTCTCCGTACACCATTTGCTGGGGGTTATCTGATAGATGATTGTCTGCATGCCAACCTCATAAAACTTTCATCCACGGCAGTGGAACCACACGTCAAACATTCGTTTCACAACTTCACGGCAGTAGAAGCCGTCGACATCACGGGTCAGGTCGTAGCGATTGCCGAATGTCTTGCGAACCCAGAACTCAAAAGCCGTATGCATGTATCACCTCCGTTGCATTGCGCGTAATTTTTTCAGGCGCATTTCCTGCTCAGTGCCCGCCAGAATTTTGCGGTACTCCTGTTGGTCAATATGTTCGAACAGGTTGTTGAACTCACCAATGCGTACCCGTCCGGAGCGCCCGTCCATGCGTCGAAAGAACACTGAGTGCTGAGTACTGCGAGTAATCACCACAGGGTATCCGGCTCTGTCCGTGTATATCTGACCACGTTGAATCAGAGCGAACATTCCTTTATCCCCAGCGGAAAAGCGAATACAGAATAAATGCCACCGCTATTGCAACTCCAACTGCGGTGAATGCTTCAGGCCAATTCATCATTTCACCTCCTGCGGCGGTTCTGGTAGCTGCATCCAGTGGGTTACCTCTTTGAGATACAGGTCTTCGCCATCACCGTCATCCCAAGTGGGCTTGCCATCATTAAACCAGTCGCCATATACGCCGACCTGAGTGTTGGGGATGTTTGGTGGGTAGTTGTTTTTAAAGTCAGCTGCTAACACATAGCATTGTCGCTCTCCCATTTCAGGCATTCGCTCACTACAGCTTATCCAACCATCCGGAGTTACCGGAGAGTTGCCGGGTTCTTTAATGTGCAAACGAGGCTCACCATCTTTTGGTTCAGGCCACTGGCGCTCCATGTTGATCTTCAATTTATTTTCCATAGCAGCGGTAATTTCAGCATCACTGATACCAGCACGGCGCTGTGCATCCCACAACAGGAACTGCATATCAGCCCACTCGCTGAGATCGTCAGGTTCGGCTGCGGCTTCCAGTGCCTCTTTTGAGAGATGTTTCAGCGGACCAATGGGGCCAACGCAGCCAAATGTGGAGTCAGACCATTTGGCATGCTCGTGGCGAATCAGTTCGCGTTCCAGTGATGCCAGTGCAATTCGTGCCAGTTCCATTTGTTCGCCACGAGTAAGCCCGTTTTCAAGCGGATTTTTAATGAACAATTCAATACGTTCTTTGGTAATAGTGGTCATTTGTTAGTCCTTAAAGTGCTAGTTGCAATTGCATTTCAAAGCGGTCGCGTTGTTCACAATACGCAAGAGAACCAGGGCTATTGTGTGCCTCAATCCGTTCTACCATTAATGCTGCGCGTGTCTCTTTACTTGCAGGTGCATAAGCCCCAGACCAGGCTTTATCAATACCGATGTTTCGAGCGACGTTCGTACTATCTGCGCTGGCTAAGGGTAATTTTGTGAATATCAGCGGATTTAACATGCGCAATCCATGTAGTTTCGTAACCGGCTGACCATGCCCATCAACAATGTGACGAATCAGGTCTTTCATTCTGGCTACCGCAAGAGTTGGGCGCTTTACGTCATAGTCGCCACAACTACCGATAGCCACTCGCGGAAACTCATTGCACAAATGAATAAATCGCTCGTCACTTTCATTCATGTGCCACACTGGAACGCCAGCTAGTTTTCCGTGAGGCCACTCATTCAGAAGCGCATCATTTTCCTCCTCTCCGCCATCAATAACATCCGGGATAATGGCAAAATCGAATCCTGGGTGATTCTTCCAGCGAGCAACAAACTCGTAGTAATCGCTCCAGTCGATTTTGTTTTTGCCAGCTGCTTTCCAGGCGGTGAATGCACCGTTGTCCAGCGCGAACGACTGACAGTATTCAGCCGCGAGATTGATCTGGCCTGAATGCGCAAAACTGATAAACGCATGTCGCCCTTTCCATGCTCTCATTGCGCACGTATCAGGAGTAATAGGCCCACCGTGGTAGTGAATCATCTCACTCTCCTTTGATGCGAATGCCAGTAGCGCGGATTGCATCGATGACTTCAGAAACTTTGTATGCCATTACCGTTTGGTAATCATCGTGAAAATCTGTTCGATGAAGCATGCTGCTACGTTCCGGGAGCAGTATTTCCCGCGCTTCCAGTTCTGCAATGCGCTTTTTTGCTGCTTCCAGTTCATCCAGTAATTCCAGCACGGTAGCCGGATTAGCCTTGGCAACAAAATCCCGGACTGGCTTACAATCAATCTCCGCAATGGGTTGATACGATGTGTAGCCATGCTGTCTTGTATAACTACCGTGACGAATAACGAAAAAATCACCATTTATTTTTTTAGCCTGCCACTTATCTTCACCGGCTTTCTCTGCCGCTTCACGCAGTGCCTGAGAGTTAATTTCGCTCACTTCGAACCTCTCTGTTTACTGATAAGCTCCAGATCCTCCTGGCAACTTGCACAAGTCCGACAACCCTGAACGACCAGGCGTCTTCGTTCATCTATGGGATCGCCACACTCACAACAATGAGTGGCGGATATAGTCTGGTAGTTCAGACGACGCATTTTTATTGCTGTATTGCGCTGTAATTCTTCAATTTCTGATGCTGAATCAATGATGTCCGCCATCTTTCATTAATCCCTGAATTGTTGGTTAATACGCTTGAGGGTAAATGCGAATAATAAAAAAGGAGCCTGTAGCTCCCTGATGATTTTGCTTTTCATGTTCACCGTTCCTTAAAAACGCCGTTTAACATGCCGATTGCCAGGCTTAAATGAGTCGGTGTGAATCCCATCAGCGTTACCGTTTCGCGGTGCTTCTTCAGTACGCTACGGCAAATGTCATCGACGTTTTTATCCGGAAACTGCTGTCTGGCTTTTTTGATTTCAGAATTAGCCTGACGGGCAATGCTGCGAAGGGCGTTTTCCTGCTGAGGTGTCACTGAACAAGCCCCATGTCGGCAAGCATAAGCACACAGAATATGAAGCCCGCTGCCAGAAAAATGCATTCAGTGGTTGTCATACCTGGTCTCTTTCATCTGCTTCTGCTTTCGCCACCATCATTTCCAGCTTTTGTGAAAGGGATGTGGCTAACGTATGAAATTCTTCGTCTGTTTCTACTGGTATTGGCACAAACCTGACTCCAATTTGAGCAAGGCTATGTGCCATCTCAATACTCGTTCTTAACTCAACAGGAGATGCTTTGTGCATACCGCCTCCCGTTTATTATTTATCTTCTCAGCCAGCCGCTGTGCTTTCAGTGGATTTCTGATAACAGAAAGGCCGGGAAATACCCAGCCTCGCTTTGTAACGGAGTAGACGAAAGTGATCGCGCCTACCCGGATATTATCGTGAGGATGCGTCATCGCCATTGCTCCCCAAATACAAAACCAATTTCAGCCAGTGCCTCGTCCATTTTTTCGATGAACTCCGGCACCATCTCGTCAAAACTCGCCATGTACTTTTCATTCCGCTCAATCACGACATAATGCAGTCCTTCACGCTTCATACGCGGGTCATAGTTGGCAAAGTACCAGGCATCTTTTCGTGTCACCCACATGCTGTACTGCACCTGGGCCATGTAAGCCGATTTTATGGCCTCGAAACCACCGAGCCGGAATTTCATGAAATCCCGGGAGGTAAACGGGCATTTCAGTTCAAGGCCGTTGCCGTCACTGCATAAACCATCCGGAGAGCAGGCGGTGCGCATACTTTCGTCGCGATAGATGATCGGGGATTCAGTAACATTCACGCCGGAAGTAAACTCAAACAGGGCTCTGGCGTCGTTTTCGTACTGTTTTCCCCAGGCCAGCGCTTTAGCGTTAACTTCCGGAGCCACACCGGTGCAAACCTCAGCAAGCAGGGTGTGGAAGTAGGACATTTTCATGTCAGGCCACTTTTTTCCGGAGCGGGG